CTACCAAGCGGCTTGGATCGCCTGCTTCTCTTTCTCACTTAGGACGCGGCTGTCGGCCACGATAGTCTTGAGCACACCGCGCGGACCCGGAGCAATCTGCCCGAGGTACACGTTTTGGTTGGCCTGGTACTTTGCGGCCAGCTCATCGATCGTGTCGCCCCCAAGGATGGTGCTGCAGTCGAGGACCGAATCGTGTTTCAGAAAACCCGAGTGATCAGCTGCTGACAACAGGACTTGATGGCTCATTAGCTCTGCGTTGTCACGCTGAAATTTCGCCGGCGCCGAATTGATCAAGAAGTAACGGAGCCGTGGCTCTGTGTAGGCCACAACAAAGAATTTGTACTTCGCCTCACAACACTGGCCACACCAGAGGTGATACACCTCGCCCGGATGGGCAAAAAAAACAGTCCCTGTCATTGGCTCTCAGCTCAGTCGCGGTAGGCGGGTGCGGCACCTGGATGGGGATCGCGCACAAAGTCGGCTAACGTCTCATCACCAGCGCTTCTTGCGATATCGACGATGTCCATGCCTATCGAGCCAACGCCGCAATTGCGGGCTTCGTCCCATGCGGACTTCCATGCGTCGTCGTGGGAAGCATCAAACAACGCCTTCCAGCCGCCTGCACGGTGCATGGCTGCAGCTTGATCCAGCGCATCGAGGTCGGAACGACTCAATTCACCTAGATCGGGAGCCGAAAGCAGAACGAAAGCGTTGCCCTTCATCGCCAAGTAGTCCTTGGCGTCAGGCATGGGGCCGAAGCTCTCGCGGGCGCCCCGTACAAACTTGCAAAGGTTATAGGCGCGCTCCGGCAACGGCCCTTTTTCCATGGCCGTGTAGTCGTCACCCGTTATCGTTCGCCCGAAGCTGCCCAGATGTGCCTTGTCGGCCAAGTAAAGCATCTTCATGACGGAGTACAGATCAGCCTCCGTCTGCTGAACCAGATAGCCGATCGACGCTACTGTCTTCTCAGGCTTGAACTGGTAGCTCATCGAATTCTCCATGAGAATGAGCGGTATACAACCCCATATTATAGCGGGCGAATTCTTCCTGTCCACTTTTATCCACAAGCTATCCAGAGCCCCTGTGGATAAGTCGTGACCGGGACGAAAGCGGACCCGGATAAGGCCCACATGCGCCTGCCGCCTGATCAGGCTGCGGCCAGATCGTCCCAACAAGGGTCCAGGCGGTTGGCAATGCCGTCGAACCGCGCTGCCTCGGCGCGTAGCCGGTCGGCGCCGCGCCGGCGAGTCGTCCTCTCCCGCCAGTCGCCGCTGTGATTGCTGTCCAGATCGTCGGCCTGCTGCCATAGCGAAGCCGCCCTCGCGCGCGCCCAGCGCGCCTTGCCGATGCTCTTCTGATCCATGCAGCTACTGTCGCCGCAGGCGGTCGCACGCGCCGATACGGAGGCAACGCCGGCTGACTGCCACCGCTACAGTATCGGGTTGGGGATGGCGTTCAGCCGTCTCTGTTGTTGCATCTCGGTGCGGGAGAGCTTGCGGGCCGGCTCATCCTTCGCCAGCAGCTGCGCCACGGCATCCTTCAGCGGCACACCTTCCAGTACTCGTGCCGCGCACCACCGCTCGGCAAAGCGTTTGCCCTGGGCGATGGTGGCCGCTCCGACCTCCTTGTCCTGCCACAGCTTCCTGCAGGACAAGACGACCCGGACGCCCTTGGCACTCGGCTGCACACAGGCGATTTGACGGTTCCCCCACCACAGCCCCCAGTGCTCGCCATGCTGCACCCAGCCCGTGGGGCGAGGTGCGGTCACAAAGCCGGTGGAGTTGCAGGGCGGGAGCATGGGCGCAGGATACGGACCGGGGTCTCAGATTCCGCGACGGCACGTCAGGGCCATGCAAAGGCGTTGGCCAAGCCAGTCAGACGGCGCCAAGATCCCGCACGATCGCCTCACCCCGCTGCAGGAAGGCTGCGATGATCCGCCCGCCGGCTACGTGCCGCCCCTCTTCAGCGTTCACATACTCGGCTTGCCGGCGCCCAGCGGCGACGATCGCGTCGGGATGGAAGCTATCGGGGAGATCCCGAAGCGGCTGACCTGGCGCAGCAATTCCGCCAACCAGCTCCGCTACACGGGTTGGCTGCTCAACAACTGACTTCGCGTAGGCGCTGCCGACGATCCGGCCTTGGGCCTTGGACCAACCAACTATCACGATTTCAGCCTGCAGCTGATCGAGATCCAACTTGGCGTCCCGGGCTGCCTGGACGTAGTTGGGCCACAGCTGATCCATGACAGGCCCGACCTCCCGCATGATCTGTTCAATGCTGAAAGCTTTCCGGAAGCTGGCCTCAAGACACAGTTGATAGATGCGGAGGAAGAACTGCCCGGATCCCCGCCCAGCAACGACGATGTTGTGCTGGGGGATCAGCAGCAGCTTGGCACCCTCTGAGACCTCCCCGCTGACCGCGTCTTGAGCAAGGGTATCGACGGCCACGAATGCTCGCTCCGGCGTCATCAGGACATTGAGGATGCTCATGGGTGGCCGTAAGGACTAGGTCTCGCAACTATGGCCTGCGGCCGGCAGAACTGTCCAACTGGGCTGCCGAGATCAGGCCGTGTGGAGGCGGTCGGAGGCTCGTTCGGCATGGACACGGGCCAAGCACATGCCCGGCACCGACCAGCGGCCTTCATCATCGCGTTCCACGTCCCAATGCGGGCCGGCCAACGTCTCATCCAGCCGATGAGGCCTTCGCGCCGTGCAATAGATGGCGTCGGCAACCGCTTCCATTTCGGAGCCGAACCACCGGTAGCCATTGACGCAGATCGCCACGGGGTGATCGGAGGGATGGGGATAGCTGGGCACCAACTCCTGCAACTGCCGCGCGGCCTCTCGGACGGTAATCTGGCGAAAATCCGGGGCGGCCGCCCAATGGTCGAGAATTCTCTCGGCGCCGGGGGTCATGGCGATGTCCTTCACTGGCCGGGCATTGGATAATCACGCGGGACCGGTCAAAGTGATGCGAAAGAAGCGTCCCTGACTGGGGCACGGGATCACACAATGTGCGGCCGATTCGTCCAGACCCCGATCCGAAACGCTGACACCCTGGGCTTCCCCCAGCTGGTCGGCGACCTGATGTCGATCCCCGAAAGCTACAACCTGGCGCCGGCGCAGCGCGCCTCGGTGATCCTCGATCGCGGCACCGGCCTGCAGGTCACCCGCCTTTCGTGGGGCCTGCTCCCCTTCTGGGCCAAGGCCAAGAAGCTGCAGGGCTCCACGATCAATGCCCGCATCGAGACGGTGGCCACCAAGCCTGCCTTCCGGTCCGCGTTCAAGAAGCGGCGCTGCCTGATCCCCATGGCCGGCTACTATGAGTGGTCGGTCAACGCCGAGGACGGCAAGAAGGATCCATGGTTCATCCACGCGACCGGGCCGCTGCTGGCCGCCGGCCTCTGGGAAGACACCAGTCCCCTGCTCGACCCAGACAATCTGGGCACCTTCACCGTGATCACCGGTGACAGCAGTGGCGTGTCTGCCGATATCCACGACCGGATGCCGGTTTGGCTGACGGCTGGCCAGGCCGATGAGTGGCTGGCGGCCGAGCCCGACGAAGCGATGGCAATGCTGCTGGCCAGCGAGCCGCCGGCAATGGAGGCCTATCGCGTCAGTCGCGCGGTGAACACGCCGCGGAACAACCAGCCCGCCCTGCTCGACCAAGTGGCGTGATCAGGCAGCGCTCTCGTCCTGATCTTCCTCCGCGGTGAACTTGTAGCTGCGTCCGGTAACCAACCCTGCAGCTGCCGCTGGTGCCACCGTCAGGGTGAGCTGGGGCACCCCGGCCTCGATCGGGACGAAGTTCAGCGTCACAACACCAGGCTGATCGGCCATTTCCATCTTCATCTGCAGCTTTGCGCGAAATTGCATATATCTCTCCAGGTTGTGCGGTGGCATGGATACGCTGGCCACCGCTTCAGCGGTCAATCTTCAACCGACACGATCGATAGGCTCTGCGACGTGGTTGAAGCGTCCCAGTTGCCAGAATCGTGGCTGTAGCTCTGACTTGAAAACGCGACGATCTCGGCGCGATAGGTTCTCTGTGCTGTGCCGTCGGCGCTGTCGTTCAGCGTGAGTGACCCGGCCCATCGGGAGATCAGCACGTCGGGCGAATCCGGCTCGTTGCGGATGTCCAGATTGCCCCCGGCTTGGACCTGGCCCCAAAGCACCTCGCCTGCCGCCCCGATGCGACGATAGACATTGACCGTGGCCGAGTTCGTACCGCCGCCCGGCTGAAATCCTCCGGGGCCGAGTGCGTTTTTCGTGGCTCGTACCGTTCGGCTGTAGCTGATCACCACCTGCTTGTTCCGCCCATTGGTATCGAAAGGGCCGACAGTGACGAAGTTTCCGATGGTGACAATGCTGGTCGACTGCGCGGCGTTGCGCCTGATGCCCGCGGCCAGCGCACCACCCCAGTAGGCATTGCCATTGACGTCCATCCAGACCGTGGCGTTGGCCTTGCTGGCCGCCGCCGCACCGACGTTGGGGCCGAAGTAGTCGATCAACCCTTCACCGCCGACACCGAAGCCGTTGCCGATGATCCGCTGGGAGTTGCCACGCCACACCCGCAGATAACCCTTCTGGATCTCCAGCCCGTCCGCAGCACCCGGGCTGAGAATGTTCAGCACGTTGGCCAGCATGTTGATCTCGCTGGTCGTGCCATTGTTCTTGTTCTGGATGCCCGCGATATTGCCGTTTACGTCGGTGTACAACCCCACGCTGGCGAAGGATTCCTGACCACCCGCAGACCAAGGCGACGGTGCGTCCTGACCGGGCTGCACCTCTTCCAGCATCGGGCGAACAAAGCGGCCAAAGTCGGTGCCATTCCCTGCTGCGGGCGCCAAGGCCAAGCGAAAGCCGACAGCCCTGCACCCAGCTGGCGGCTTGAACTTCACGAAGATGCGGTCATACGCAGCCAGCGTATTGCCGCCTCCGGCTGTCGATGGCGGCGAGATAACCTCCATGCCTGCGCCAGTCACCCACAGGAACGGCACACCCCAATAGCCGCTGGCGTACACGGACGCGATGTAGGTTTTCCCAGGAGTTACGGGAATGGACGCCGTGCTGCGCCAGATGACATGGCCGTTTCCATTTGCCGTGCCGCTCTTCGTCAGAATCAGGGCGCGCATACCGGTCGGAACACCGGCGTCTACGTCCGTCTGGACATAGCCGGATACGTTCTGTGAGTTCGAGGTGTTGGCCTCAAATACCCAACCCGGCGTGGTTACAGCCGGCACTGCATCCGCGAATGTCGTGGCGGCGAGCATGTTGCCTGCTCCGCTGAGGTTGGCGTTTACCTTCGCCTCAAGCTGGAGATACGCAGAGGCGTCAGCCTTGCCCGCTACCGCAGCCTGCACTTGGTTCAACTGCGTCGACTGGGCAGTGATCTGGCCACCCTGCTGGGCGACGGTCGCGTTGGTGGCTTGTAGCCCGCTGGCTGCTGCGTCGGCGGTCGCCTTTGCCCCATAGGCGTCGGTCACGTCCTGCCACATCACGTTGTCGATCAGCAGTGCGACATTCTGCGGCGTCTGCCCGTTGCGGCCTTGGATGGTCGCCCAGAGCTGGGCTTTCACCGTGGGGTTGCTGATCGTGACGTAGCCCGAGATCTTCGTCCAATTTGCCAAGGCATCCATTCGCTGCGAACCAGTTGTCGGCGCGGAATACCATGCGCGCACACCTGCCGAGTTGATGCCAGTCACACCGATCGAGTACGTCGATCCACCCGGCGCGACAGCGTCCGGATCGTTCTTGAGCCACGCCTCCACGAGGTACACGCGCCCTTCGTTGGTCAGGATCTCAGGACCGAAGTAGCTGTCCGTGTTGGTATTGCTGGGCGCCCCGGTGCGAAGCAGGCGCGCAGCGCGAGCACCGACGTACGCACGGGCGCCAGCGGCACCGGCGATTGCCCGCAGCGTGCCCGTGCCGGCCTGATAAATCAGCGCGTCGGCGGCGTAGGCCTCAAAGCCCCCGTCGATCAGGATATTCGGGCCTGCCTGCTGAGTGGCCGCGAGCTGTGCGTTCACCGAGGTGATCGCTTGGCCCTGAGCGGTCGTGGTGCCCTCCAGCGCAGTGACCTTCCCGGTCAGCGTGCTTGTGGCGGCCGCATTTGCTGCGTTTGCGCTGGCGATCTCATCGAGTGACGGGGCGTAGCCGGTTGCAACAGCTCCGACCTGGACCTGCACGTTGTCCCATTCCACCCACTGGTCGGGAGCATTGGCACCGTACACACGGATGTAGAGATTGCACGTCGCTGCGGCGCCAGGCGCGGTAGCGGTCCATTGATGGCGCGCCCATTCCGGCGCGGTCACACGGTCGGCTGCTGCTGGTGTACCGCTGTAGGTGATGATGGCTCCGGCCGCATCACGCCACTGGAACTGCATAAACACCCGTGCGCCATAGTTCCCGCGCACGTAGGCCGATATGGTGTGCTGCTTCCCTGGCTCCACCTTCATCGTTTTGATGCTGCTAGTACTGACGTACTCGTAGGAGCTACTGGGGAGCAGATTGGAAATTTCCCAGCGCGCGGCCTTACTGCTTCCTGGCAGGGCAGAGTCGACAAACGTCCGCGCGATGGTTGCCGCCCCAGGGCTGATGCTGTTCGCATTCCAGCCGGCACTATTCTGCTCAAAGCCGCTATTGCCCAGCAGGTTGTCACCACCGATGTTCTGCAGGCTCGCAGTGACGTTGGTCAGCGCGGTGCCTTGGCTGGTGACGGTGTTGCCAAGCTGAGTGACCTTGCTGTCCAGCGAGGTCAGGGCCGCGTTGCTGGCCTTGCCGGCTACGTCCGCCTGCACCTGCGTCAGCGCACTTCCCTGGGTGACAAGCGTCCCTTCCACGACGCCCACCCGCGTGGTGATTGAAGACAGTCCAGAGGCATTGGAGGCGATCTGCTCTTCGTCGGTGACATCGACGAATTCGAAGTCATCCACCAGTACGTAGCCGGCGCTGTTATAGATGCCCGCCGAGATCCGGAATCGCAGAATGTCAGCGCCGATCGTGAAGGTCTGCTCAACCAGGCGCCAATCGGTCCATGCGGCGATGTACCACTGGGACCACAACAGCAGTTCCACGCCGTCGGTCCGAACCGCACCCACGCGGATCTTCGAGCTGGCGGTGTCGCCGACGTAGTCGCCACTCACCTTTACCCATGCGCGAAGCCTGTACCGGCGCCCCGCTTTGACCTCGATTCCTTCATTGAGGTTCGCCTGCGCGGAGCTGGCGACGCCAGGCGGGGCAACAATCGCGCCACGGAGGCACTTGCCGCCATTGCGCCCTTCATTGCTGATGGACCAGCTGCTGGGCGCACCGGTCACTGCCCAGCCGGCGAGGTCGTTCACCAGATCGCCGTTGATGATCAGGTTCACGCCTCGGCCCATCGCCGCACGCAGATCCGACGACACCTTCGTCGTGGCCTGGGCATTGGCCTGGTCCGCCGCGACCATCGCGTCCTGTAGCGTCGTCACCGATGCGCTGGTGGCCAGGCCGCCACTGCCGGCGGGCATGCGAGCTTCCATCGTGGTGATGCGCTGCACCTGCGCCGTATCGGCAGCCACGCGCGCAGTGCGCTCATCGCCGACGAAACCCTGCGCCTGGCTGAGATCGCTACCGGCATAATCGCCGCGCATCTGCACGGCCAGCGTGTTGCGCTGGCTGGCCTCGGCCGCGATCGCGGTCACCCGCGCTTGGGTCTCTTCCTGCACCAGCGCCACGCTGGCGCCCGGCATGGGCCGGCCGATCGCCAGCCAGTCGATCAGGTAGTAGTCGGACACCCCCTGCGCGGCCCCAAGCTGCAGCCTGATGGCGGCTATCGTCGCGGGGCGCCATGCGATATCGGCGACGTCAATGGTGGCCACGCCTGCGCTGTCCCACGCCGGCTCGCCCACCTCAACCCGCTTGGTGGTGTTCCAAGCGGCGTCCGTGGTGGTGATCCACTGCAACGCGCCCGACCAAGTCGGGTTGCCCACCTTCTTGATCCGCATCTTCACGAAGCGGTAGGCGTTGCCGTCGATCGCCAGCGCGGCGGGCGACTGCACGTAGGGGTTTGCCGCGGCATTGGCCGGGCGCAGCCAGCCGTCCACCAGCGCGGGCGCACCGTTGCCTGACCAGCTCTCCGTGGTCAGGTTGAAGTCCCAGATGCGCTTGCTGTCGAACTGCGTGCCGCTGCCGGCGGCGACCTCTGACAGCGCGCGGGACAGGGAGTCAAAGCCATTCTGCTGCGTCTCGCTGACCGCGGTGATTGCAGCCTCGCGTTCCAGTTTCTCGTTCAGCAGATCGGTGGCGCGGGTCTGCCCCTCGGCCGCGATCGCGTCCATCGCCAGCCCAATCTGGGTGACGCGGGTCTGCGTCTCCAGCACCAGGCTGGCGTTGACCAGACCGATATCCCGCGCACGCGCAGCCGCCTCGTTGGCATCTGCCAGCGCGCGGTCCACGATCTCTTTGTCCAACTTTTGCTGTGCGGAGATGAGCTCCGCGGTGGTCGGCGCCGGCGTGGCTTCCACCACCGTGCCCTGCCCCGGCTTGCCGCGCACCGAAGCGGTGATGCGGAAGTACCACTTCTGCCCGCTGCCATCGCTGTAGAGGTAGCGGGTTTCGGTGGTCCGGTGGATCTCCGTCCACGGTCCATCATGGGCGGGGCCGCGCTCGATGATGTAGACCACCCCGGCCTGGTCAACGGCGTCCCATTCGATCAGGACGCCGTCGGCGACCGGCTCTGGCGTCACCCCATCCACCGGGGGCGTCTCCGGTGACACGTACACCGTCGGGAACCAGGACGAGTTCTGCGCCGTGACCGGAGTGACAGACGGCAGCGCGCCCGCCCCGATATCGATCAGGGTGAGTTTCCGTTCTTGCATGGGGTTACCTGTTGAGGGTTTCGCGGATGGCGGAGTTGTTGCTGGTGCGCACGCCGGACGTGGTCACGCGCAGCAGCTCGCGGAGCACTTGGTTCTGTTCTGCCAGCAGGGTGTTGCCCTGCTGCACGGCCGAGGTCGTCTCGGCCTGGCCCTTCCCATCGACAACCAGGTCGAACACCGCCCGGCTGAAGTTGTCCGGCAGCGCCTCGATCACGTCAGCCAGCTTGCCCACGCTGGTGCCGTCCTCGAGGTCGAGGTTGCCCACCTTCATGCTGTCGATCAGGCCGGTGACCTGCCCGTAGAGGCTGTTGTAGTCCTGGCCACTGGCGTAGAGGTTCCGACCGAAGCCCAGGGCCGCCTGTGCGGCCGCCTGCGCCGCGCTGCTGTCGCCGCCGGACACGGCGCGCTCCAGCTCCCGCATCGTCTCCTGCAGCTTCTCCTGATCGGTCAGCGGAGACAGGTCGCTGATCGAAAGCCCGTACTTCATGGTCTTCTTGTCGGCGTCGATCTGGGCCTGCAGCTTGCCCATGTTGGTCGCGCGAAGCGCTTCGATCTTGGCCAGGTCTTCCGCCCGGGCGCCGGACAAGCCGAGCGCCTTTGCGTAGTCGTTGGCCGCCTTCACCTGTTGGCGGTACGTGCGCTCGATCGTGAGCGCCTGGGACTGGTACTGCGTCAGGTTGCCAGTGAGCAGCTGCGTGGACACGTCGGCCATCAACGTGGCGTAGTTGCCCAGCAGCCCGGTGACCTTCTCGATCTGGGTGGCCAGATCCGTGCCGGCGACGCCGGCCAGGTCTTGGAAGTAGTCCACCGCCTTGTTGACCTTCTCGATCTCCATGCTGTTCAGTGCCCGGCCCAGCTCGTCGGCATTGCCGACGGCCAGCGCGATCGATGCGCTCAGCGCGGAGAAAACGTCGGCGGACTCGTAGTACCCGTCCAGCTGGTTGCCGAAGCCTGATGCCCGCACCGCCTCGGTGAACAGGCGGTCGGTCATGTCGCCCAAGTAGGCTTCCAACTGGGCCTTGGCCTCGGCCGAGTCGGCGGACAGCGACAGCTTGCCAAGGTTCACGCGCACACCGGCCAGCTGTTGGGTCAGATCCACACCCAGCTGCTTGGCCAGATCGGTGGTTGCGCCGCGCACTTGGCGTGCAGCCATATCGAAGGTGCGGTCAATGTTGGGATCGAGGCCGGTGTACTGCGTCCACTTCTTGTCGCTGCGGAACAGACCGCCCTTCGCCTTGACGTCCGCGTAGCTCTGGCCAGCGAAGCCGTCAAAGCCGTAGCTGCCGGTGATGCCCTGCCCGGTGATCTTGGGCGCGCTGCGGCCGAACAGCTTTGCGTGGATGCTGGACCCCGACAAGATCGAGGCGGTCTTGTCGTTGAGGCCCAGCCCACGGAAGCTCTTGTCCGCAAGGCCTACAGCGCCGGCCGTCGCGATCTTGCCCGCCCAGCTTTCGCCATTGGCGATGTCCCAGCCCTGATCGAATAGCTCGGCGTTCTTCATCATGCCGGCGATGATCCAGCCGATGATCGGCACCGCCGCCGCCGCGGAGGAGCCGGCAGCACCGGCGCCAGCTGCTGCGGAGCCACCCGCGGCGCCGCCACCAGTGAGCGCTGCTACGTTGTTGCCGAATCCCATGAGGCTGCCCGCGCTGGCGCCACTCGACGCGGCGGATCCGGCGCTGAAAAGGCCCTGCCCCTTGGACAACAGCCCGGCGATCGTCCCAACGTTCTGGCCACCGGCGGCGGATCCGTTGCCGCCGAACATGCCCATGATGCTCTGCATGCTGAAGCCGCCGCCCTGGCTGCCCCAGTTGCTGAAGCCTTCCATGATGCGGGTCTGGATCGGAATGACGAGCTTCTGCTGCAGCAGCTGGCGCGCGAGGTCGCGCAGTCCCTGCTTTGCAACGTCCTTCAGGTCATCCCACAGGCCGTTGAAGTCGCGCAGTCCGCCGGCAACGAAGTCCGCCATCGCATCGGCTGCATCGCCGACACCGTAGATCACCACATTGGCCCATGCTTCGACGTTGGCCGCCGCCTCTTCCACGCGCAGCGACAGCGCCGCGGACGCGTCAGCCGCAGCTAGCATCGAACGCTCGTACTCTTCGTAGCTCGCCGCGCCCTTGGACAGCGCCAGCGCTTCCTTGCCACCGGCTGCCTCCACCGCCTTCTGCAGCTCTTGGCGCATGTCGCGCTCGTTGAGCAGCTGCCGGCGATACAGCTCGCGTGCGCGGCCGATCTTGCCCAGCATCGCCAGCTCGCCGTCCATGGTCGCAAGCAAGGCCTCCGGACTCGCAATGGCCCGATCCACCTCCGCCGCCACTTTGGCGTATTCCATTGCGCTCTGGGCCATCAGCACGTTGGCATCAGCCTGGGCGATGTTGCCCTTGGCCAGCGCGGCGTTGTACTCGGCCATGTTCTGCAGGTGCTTGGCCATCGCCTCGTCGAGAGGGCCATTCATCGCCGCTGCGGCCAGCTCCGCCTGCTGGCGGTAGCGCTCAAGCGCGTCCGTCGCGGCCTTCTGCTCCTTGATCACCGCCTTGTCACCCGCCTTCGCAGACTGCACGGCTTTCTGGGCCACCTCGGTCTGACGAATCAGGCTCAGCCCCAGCGCGATCTGCTTGTTGTACTCAGCGCGTTGCTCCGCGCTGAGCTTGTCGGCGCCGCCGGCTGCGTTGATCTTCTGCCCGACGTCAACCATGAAGGCTGCCTCGGCGCCCTGCTTCAGGCGCACGAGGTTCACGAGTTGGCCGTCGATGCTGGACTGTAGGGACTTCAGGTGCTGGTCGATCCCGTCGGAAGCGGCCTTGGATGCTACAGCCTGGCGATTCAACGCAGCGGTGGTTGCGTCCGTCTGCTTCTCGGCTTCACCGCTGACGCCAGTGAGAGACTCCATCAACCCGCGCTGTCTCTCAAGCTCCCGGCTACTGGTTGCAGCAGCTGCGGTCTGCTGAGTAAGCGCCTTGGAAATCGCAGCGGCCGCTGGCGAGCCATCCGCCATCACCTTCCAAGCGGCCTCAAGTCCTTCGGAGAACTCGTCCGCAGTGATCTTTCCAGCACGCAGAGAGACCTTCAGCTGGTCCGTCTCTTTGATGAATGCGTCAGCCTTCGAAACGTCAGCAAAGGTAGCTGCAGCCGAGGTCATCCGACCAATTGAAGCCGCAACCTCCTCATACGACTCGCTGATACGGGCATCGAGCTTCAACAGCTCACCCGCCTGCTCCTGCTTGTTCAGTTCACGGTACTTTGCAATCGTGTCGTCGAGCGTGCCGTTGAAATCGAGAAGCGCGCTGTCCGCATCCTTGGTGCTGTCGCGAATCACCCACCATCCCGCTGCTGCCGTGGCAAGGGCGGCGGCGATCCCCACCGGGCCTCCCAGAGCCGCGTAGGCAGATGCCAAGCCTTGTGCGGCAACGCGCGCGGCGGTTTGCGCTGCTGTGAGGCGCACTGTCGCCGGAACCATTCCCATCATTCCGACCGAAGCCCGATTGGCCACGACTGCATTGGTCGCCCAGAGCGCGTTAAGGGCTGCTATTCCCTTCGTCAGCTTCCCACCGGCGTAGAACACGCCCAAACCGACGCCGAGCGGCACCGCGGCCGCTGCCACGACGTTTAGGTTCTGTGCAAACGAGTTGACCGCTGCCGTGGCCGCGGCGATGCCTCCGCTCTGCGCCTGGCTGCCGAGCAGATCATTGAATGACTCTTTCAAGCCGTTGAGGGCGCCGCCCAGCGTCTCACGCGCGGCCTTGCCGGCGCCCGCGTAGGACTCTTCCATTACCCCCATCACGATGGCCTGAGCCTCACCGAGGCGACCGGCGGCCTCCAGCGACGCCAGCATGTCCTTCTGCTGGGCAGTGAACTTGAAGCCTTGCTTCGTCAGCGCCGAAACACCCTCTGCGGGGTACTCCAGTGCCTTGCCAATAGTCTCGGCAGATTGAGTGATGTTTTCACCCAATCGTACGGACTGATCAATCGCCAACTGCAGCGCGCGCGGGAAGTTCTCCCCCACGATGCCGGTGTAGGAGAGCAACCGAGTCTGCGCATTGACAATCTCGCCCGACGAATGGACCGTCGCCTTGGCCATCTTGTCAGCCATGTCGATCAGCTGTTTGCTGTTGAATCCAGCAGCCTGCCCCGTTGACTTCAGGGCCGCATTCAACTGCGCCAGCTCGTTCTGGGCGTTCACGGTTTCGGTGATGAACTTACCCAGAAGCGCGCCGCCACCGATCGCACCGAATCCCTTTGCCAGCGTGGCCATGCTTACTTCGATGCTGGTGACGGACACCTTGGCGTCGCGTGCAGCCTGAGCGAAGCTATCAGACATCTCTCGCTGCATCTGCCGCATGGCTCGTGCAGAGCGATCCGACGCGCGCGCAGCTTTTCCCAAGTCACGTTCGAAACTGCCGGTTTCGGCGAGCAGGTCAACGGTAAGGGTGTAGAGGGCCATGGTCCGTCCATAAAAAAAGGCCCGCACATGGCGGGCCTTGTTTGAATAATCCCCCAGACACAGGCCCGGGCAGCTATCAGATTTTGGGATGTAGCGTCAGTCCGAGAAACACGTGCTCTCGTCCTGACCGGCAAATCTCCCGCACTTCAGCATCAGCTTCTGCAGTCCGGTCGAAATGTTCTGCCGATACGACGCCAGCTGAGTAGCCACCGCATCGTCACTCATTGGCAGTGCAGACGGAGTCCGATCTTTGGACGACCAAACACCCACAAAGCAGAAGCGCTTCTCCTTACACACATCCGCTACCGCACGACCGATGACGTCAGCATTCCCAGCAAAGCGCTCATCGATCTCCACGAAGTGAAAGTCCCCCTGCTTCGCCACTACACGCCAAACCTTTGGCTCCGATCCCCCGCAAGCGACCAGCGCTGAGAGCAGAGCCAGCACTACCAACTTCCTCATTTGCAACCTCCTTTGTTGAAATGGGAGTTTGGCATCACCGTCGAACGCGGCCAAATTAGGGGGGAATTTCTTCAAACTCCATGTATCCGCTGAAGTACTGTCGGCTGATGTTCTCGGCAGAGGGCAGCTGGGTGGCGTGGCCATACATGGCAGCGCGCGCAGCCAGAACCGGATCGAACGCCTTGGTCTGAATGTCGCGGTATTGCGGCACCACGCATGAGCGTTGGCGCCCAGCCATCGCCATCGCGACCGTCTCCCAGTCTGTACCGCTCAGGCCGCCCTTGCGGACCACCTCAGTCGCGCGGCCGGACAGCGTGGCGGTCAGGCGGCGGTACACGGCACCTGCCACCGTGTTCACCTGCCCGCCCTTGGTGCGCGTGTGGGTGCTGGCGTCAACCGGCGCCACGGCCCATCCATCCGTGATCCCGACGTCCACCGTACGGAAGATCGCGATCTCCCCGACCTCAACGTTGGCCATAGTGGTGTCGATCTCAACTGCCACGCTGCTCACCGCCGCGCTACCGGTTGGGAACAGCCATGCACATACGGTCCCGGTCGGCAGGCGTACGGTCTGGCCGGTGGCGCCAGCTGCGCGGATGGTGACGCCGGCCGGCACGTTGAGGCCGAGCACGGCCACGATGCCCGGCACCACAGCCTCGGCGAGGGTGATGTTGATAGACAGTGCGCCGGTGCGGGCGATGCGCGCCTGGCGCGCGGGCTTGCCGTCGAACAGCGCGGCGCCGCCATCTGCCGTCAGCCAGGTCCCACCCACCAGCGCCACCGATTGAGGGGCTGGCATTCCATATCCGATCAGCATCCGATCAACCCCACATCGTCAGGACCACGTCACCCGTGGCCGGGTTGCGCTCAACGCGCCGCACCAGCACGGCCTTGCCCTCGTCCAAGCCATAGCGTGGGTATGTCAGCCGGCCGATCTGCCCGGGCTGTGGGGCAAGGCTTTGATCGCCGCGCACCGTCACCTGGTAGAAGAACCGCTGCTCCCGGTACATGCCCATCACCCGATCGATCTCCGACTGCGCGTCAGCTGCGTGCCAGAAGAGCGAGATCACCGGGTCTGCCGCGTCCGCGCGTCGATAGTGCTGGTGCAGCACCCCGCCCCCGTAAACCTGCGCGCGGAACAGGCCGGTCAGCTCGTCGCGGCGCGCCTGCGGCACGTCCACCACATCGGTGACCAGATCCGAGGCGGCCAACGCTTGGGCGTTCGGGCGGTAGGCCATGCGGCGTGTCAGGTTCGGCGCGTCGTCTGGCACTGCCAGCAGATCCTCGGCCAGGTCGTTGGCCGTGAGCTCGAAAGCCGGAGCACCGCCGAACGTTTCGGGCGCCACCACGCGGGTGAAGCGCAGCACCCCGGTTGCGTCCTGGTAGCAGGCCGCCCCATAGCTGGGGAGGATGGCGTTCATGGCATCCCGCCCGGTGATCGCATTGCCGGCGTAGTAACCCACGCCCGCATAGCCCGTTGCGGCATCAACCGCGGCGCAGTCGCCACCGGACCATGAGGTCTTACCCAAGCGGCCCATGATGTCGGCGATCGCCTGCTGCAGGGTGGCAGGTCGCTGGCCGGGTCCAACGCTGGACAGGTCCGCCACCACCGGCGTGACCGGCGGTGACTTCATGAGCAGCTGCTGCCCGTCGGGCGACAGATCGAACGTGCCCGGCTCCATCAGATCGCCGCGGTCCATCACCGCATCGGCATAGACCAAGCCGTCGGCCACAAACATCGCGGTCGCATCAGAATTGGCGCCCATCGCCGGCACGCTGGCCACCGCCCCGATCACGACCGGCTGCGGCTTCCATGCCAGGGCGGCGATGTTTGGCATGAACACGCCGCGGTTGATCGTCTCGTCCAGATCGTCGTGGGCATCGCGGAAGTGAACCGTCTTGCTGCCGTCGTCGTTGATCTCGATGCGGTCCACGGTGAAGCGGAACACGGCCGAGGTGTCGGCGAGCATGCCGGCGGAGCTGCCCGCCCGGATCTGGACTGGCATCCCTGAGGCCCCCGACAGCGCCAGGTTGTCGAGCAGCCCGTCGGCGTCGAGCAACACGCACTCGGCGGCGCTGGTCTGGGTGACGGGGTCGCCGCCCCATGGCCAGAAGTTGATCTCGCTGATCAGGTTCACGCCTTCGGCGATCAGCCCCTCGTAACGGGCATTGGCCGGGAGGTCGCCCGGCGCGGTCAGCCAGTCCGCGTCCGCCAGGCGAGTGACAGGGCGGGAGGCCGTAGCGACCTTCCAGCCGGCAAGCGCGGCCGGCCCTCGCGCGTTCCATTGCCCAGCGTTGACTGCCATGCACAGGCCCCCGGCCTTGCTCGACGCGAGCGCGGCGGCAAAGTGCAAAGGACCGGTCAGGTTGATGTCCCGCTGATGCACCTGGGTGGCACCCAAGTAGAGCTGCAGGCGTGAAGGAGTGCCGAACACGACCCGCAGCCCAACGATAGCGCCGTGTTTGACGGTCGGCAGCCCGCTTGCGACGATCGCGCCATCCAGCAGCACCCGGCCGGTGCCCAGCTCCCAGCCCACGCCGCCGGCGGCAGCACCCGGGTAGCTGTTGAGCGGCGCCGCTGCAGTAGCGAGGCCGATCACAGCCGACACGTCGTCATCGCCCCAGACGGCGAACTCTACGCCCACCGTGCCAGCGCTCTGCGCCACGTCCGATCGCGCCATACGGTTGAGGTTGGCCTCGGCCGTGGTGGCGAGCGTCAGGCCGCCGTCTCGCGCGGCCAGCAGCGGGCCAATGGGAACCGCCGCGAAGCGTCCGAAGTTGTCAGCCATTGGTCATCCCAGTGAATCGAACCAGTCCTGGGCCTCGTCGTCGTCCGACCGGGGCACCAGCACATCGATGAAGTCCTGCATGCCGCGCTTCGTGCCTGCCTGGCTGTGCGCGGCGAAGGTGAAGGCAGCGAATGCGGCCGGCTTGATGTGCAGCCCCACCGGATCGATGGGGTTCCGCTTGTGGAACTCCCACCACCGCAGGAACTCCTTGCGCGACATGGTCCCGCGCAGCTCGGCCACCGTGCGATGAAGATGACCGGCCAGCACGTGCCAGAACCAGTCCTCGCCCCGCTGCCTTAGCCGTTTCCCGCCTCGGCCTGGGCGTCAGCGGCCTTGTCGCCGAATCCCGAGTGCTTCATGGCCACCTGCTGCAGCTCGGCGGCCACCAGCGGCTTGAGCTGCGAGGCCTGGGCGGCCGTCATCACCGGCTTGCCATCCTCATCGCAGATGGTCGCCGCGATCAGCTTGGCACGATCGCCGTCCTGGAACAGCTTGCGGAACTCCGCGTCCGGCAGCTCGCGCACGTGGAACTGCGCCTTGTCGCCGCTGGGCAGGGTGATGGTGTCTGCATGCACGTCCTTGGACGCGAACATGCCCAGGCTGGTGAAGGCCTGCAGCACGGTCTGGGAGGTGGCAAGCGTATCGGTCGCCGCGGTGTCGTTGGTCTTGCTCATGGGCCGTTTCCTGAAATGGTGGCTGGGCGCGCAGGCCGCGCACGGCTAAGACGCGGGGTTCCCGCGCGCCCGGCCAAAGAGAAGGCCCGCCGAAGCGGGCCGAAAGAGAGAGCGCCGTTGCGCCGGTCAGGGCGCCGGACGGTGGGTAGTGACCGCGCCGGAACCGCGAATGGTGATGGTGGCCTTCCAGATATCGTTGTCCGCCACCTGGACGGCGAAGTTCTGCACGAAGCCTTTGAACTGCTTGGAAACCACATCGTCGGGCGGCGTGATGACGCCATTGACTGCGACGGGCTTCTCGACGCCCTCGGTCTCAGACTTCGGTGCGGTGACCAGGAAGTCCACGACAGCGCCGCTCGTGTGCAGGGCCTCGATCTTCTCGTGGTCCACGGCGTCGTAGTTGATCTCGATGGTGGTGCTGCCGGTGGCCTTGCGGCCGGCAACGAACTGATCCCAGTCATCGTCGAAATCGGAAACGTCGATTTCCGATGCCTGGCCATCGGGGAAGCCAACCGAACGCAGACGGGTCACCTTGGTGACCTCGGCGAGCGCGGTAGCGATGAACAGCTGGGTGTGCTTGGACTTCAAAACGCCCATTGCGGTTTACCTCTTGTAGAAGCCCGGTCGCCGGGCACAAAAAAACCGGCTTGCGCCGGCGGTTGGGATTGCGAAGTTGGCCGGCTACCGGATGGCCAGCAGCCGCACGTCGAAGGAAATGCCGAAGGCGCCGGTGTCGTCGTCATCGGGCGTGGGGTTGTAGGACTCGATACTGCCGTGTCGCTCCACCTCGTCGCGGATGGACACGGCAGCGGCGTTCGCTTGGCTCGCGCCGTCGCCCCACACCGTCAGGCGCACGCGCCAACCATCCGCCGGCGGCGGATCGGAAAGCTGCGCCATTGGTAACCCACCCACGACGCCCCACGTCGCGTAGGGCAGCGCCGCACCCTCGGGCGCCACCCCGGGCCACACGCGAATCGGGTCGCCCAACAGCGCGCGCACAGGGCCGCTGGCCTGCAATATCGATTGGATCAAAGGAACCATCACAGCACCCAGCCTTGTCGTTTCAGCGCGCGAGTGATCGCGATCCACGTTTCATTGATGATCGCCTGGGCAGCTTGCGGCCCGCGAGCCTCAGCCGAAGGCGTCAGGAACGGCTTTGCCGCCATTTTCTTGGTCCCGAATTCGACGTGCCGCCAGTAGTGTGCCCACCCCGTAGTCTCATAGACCTTGCCGACGCGGCGCAGGCGCTGGTTGCGCTTCGTGTTCGAGTACTTGGCCTTTCGGCCGACCCGGACACCGACGGTGAAGTATTCCCCGTCCTTGCCTACGCCTGCTCGGCGCCGGTTTCTCGCGTTGGCCCTGCGGACCACGATCTCGCTGGCAAGGAAGCCGGAGTGCTTCACGACGCGGTTGCGCGCCTCATCACGGATGATGTTGCCGCCCTTGCGCATGCCGGTGCGCAGTGGCTTGCCGCGGACCTCGTCCGGCAAGCCGCGCAGGGTAGTCAACAAGCCCTTCAGGCCATGAAGCTTTAGTTCCTCAGCCATCCGACACCCCGGCATCCACCATGAGGTTGATGTGGCTGCGTGCAGTCGGATCCGGCAGCACCGCGCGAACTGCGTACACCTGGCCGTCGAACATCACCCGCATGGTGTTGAGGACACCCGGCAGATACGGGATCTCCATGCGTGCCGTCACCTGGCCATGCTCGGCACTTGCCGCCGTGAACTCCCGTCCGGAGAGCGGCACCACTTCCGCTGGCACGTCCTTATGCCAGTCCGACCAAGCCTTCCTGTCTCCACCGAGCTGGTCACGCACCAAGGTGAAGGCCTGCAGCGTGACGCGATGCCGGTACTTTCCCGCCCGCCTCATGGGAACACCCGACGGTAGGGGAACATCAACCGGTCCACGGTTGGGTTCTCCACGTGGATGGTGCCGGTGATGCCCGCTTCACGGTTCGCGTAGAGGTCGCCGACGAGCAGGAGAATCGCCGCCCGCAGTGGCGCTGGCACCGGCCCGGGCACCGTATCGAACAGCACGGGGTACTCACCGGGAGCACTTGTGACACTGCCCGGCTCGATGGGAAGAGGCGCGCGTCGCTCGCCCACGGGGCTCCATTCGTAGCTGGCCACCACTAGCGCGTAGGCAGTCGCGCGCTCAACCACCTCGCGGGCGGCCACGATCAGGGCACCGATGAGAGTGTCGTCGGCGGCGTGGATCACAGCCAGGTGCGCTTTCGCTTCCTCCAAGCTCACCGGCTCTTCCGTGGCTGGGGTTCGCGTACGCAGCATGGATCAATCCCCTTCAGCGGAAGCTACGGCATTGGGATGGGTGTCGATGAAGCCGCCCGCCTCGATCGCGGCGGCATGTGCGGCTTCGAACTCCCGGACCTGGCCGCAACGCCCGAAAGCGTTGTCGCTCAGCACCAAGGCGCGCACCTTCGCGCCCGGCAGGGTCGTCTGCGCCGGTGGAGACTGTTCATCGCGGGGCTGTTGCTGACCGGGTTCGTCAGCCGCCCTGGTGGCGACGCTCTCGGTAGCCGGCTGGGCGGCGACATCGTCAGGCCCTCCGATAGGGTCGCCACCGGACGTGGGGGCGACAGCAACGCCACCCGCACTGGGCACTTCAGCGACGGACGCAACTGCGGCTGGATCCTCACCCACCGCAGCTTCACTGGCCGGCGGGGCTTGGGGTTTCTGTTTTGCCATGGTCCTGCTCCTGGTGAAGGCCGAGCGGTCCGAAGACCGCTCGGCTATTCAAGGGTGCCGGCTTACGCCGCGGCGCCGTGCTGGAAGGTCTTGACCGCGCCGCCCACGTCGATCAAGTTGCCGCCGGTCCGCATCCAGGCAAGGAAGCCCACCTGCCCCTTCTTGATGTAGGCCGAATCGTTGAAGCGGAACAGCGTCACCGCCATCACATCGCGGATCTTGTAGTAGCTGAAGTCACCGAAGACGATCGACTTGGCACCAGCGGCCGGGCTGGCCATGTGCTGGTTGATCTCGATATCACGGTTCAGCAGACGATCCGGAGCGCCGCCCGGGTTGCCCTGTTCGTAGCCCGGCACGAAGATCGGGCGGCCGCTTTCGTCCTTGACCTTGCGGACCATCTTCAGCATGTCGTCGTGGAACATCCACTTCCCGTTGGCACGGTATGCGGGGTCGATGCTGTGCTCGAGGTCGATCAGGTCGTCATACAGGATGAGCGGGACGGCCGAAGCCGCGCCGATCTTACCGTTGCTGGCGGCAGTGATGAGACCCATCGGCTGGCCGACGCCGGTGCCCACGGTGTAATGACGGTTGGTGACGCGTCCCAGCCGGGTCTGCAGGCGGCCGGTAATGAAGCCCTCGATGTCCGAGGTCGTGTCCTGCAGCAGCTCCCAGGGCACCGTTACGACCTTGGAGCTGTACTTGTGCACGCCCAGGCCCTTGGTGCCGAACTCAACGTCATCGTCGGTCGCCGACTGGTTCTCCGCCACGACCTCACCCTCTTCCGAGGTGCCGTCGCTGGTCGGGTACTGCATCGGCTCGCCGCCGGCAGTGCTGAAGACGTCCGCAACACGCCGCATGCCGCCGAAGTCCTTCAGGGCTTCGAGGATCTGAGCTGCGAGCGTCGTCGGGACGGTATAGCCGCCCTGTTCCGGGTTCACATTCGGGTTTCCGCTCATCGCGGCATTGACCTGGGTCCAGTCTTCCGCACTCAGGGCCTTGTCGCCACCGCGAGCCCACTTGTCGAAGAGCTTGCGGTCCTGCGGGCGCTCGTTGTTGCCGGGCGCTTGGTGTTCGCGCACGCCGGCATCGCGCATATGGTTGTCCGCGGTCAGGTCCATGATCTTCTGATGGCGCTCGATGGAAGCGTCGATACGCTCGATCTCGGCGATATTGGTGTCGTACTTGGCCTGGTTCTCGGCGGTCCAGGTATTGCCGTCACCGGTGCTGGTGTCCAGCAGGTTGCGGGTTTCCTTTGCCAGCGCGGTGCGGCGCTCCCGCTCGGCCTGAATGTTAAGGGGCATGTGTCAGTTTCCTTTGGGCGAAAAAAAACCGCCTTGCGGCGGCTGATGAACTGCGGGCGGGAGTCGCTTACGCAGGCGCGCGCTCGAGCAGCGCAAGGCGCCGATCAAGCCCGGTTCGATGGGCGGCGATGGCGGCATCGTCATCGCTCGCAGTGTTCTTGGGCTTCCCGAGCGCGGACGGGGCGTTGTTGTAGGCCGAGAGATCCCAGCTGTTGCTGGCGCCCTTCTTGCCTACCACCTCCACCACCCGGTCAGCGAAGCCGTGCTGCACCGCCTCATCAGCGGTGAACCAGGTCTCTTCGTCCATCCACTGCACAACCTGCTCTGCGCTCAGACCGGAGCGGCGGGTGTAGTCGCCGGCGAGTCCTGCGTCGATCTTGGTCAGCAGCTCCCCTGTTTTCGACATCTCGGCTTTGTTGCCGATCGCGATCGTCCAGGCGTTGTGGATCATGAACTGCGCGCCTTGGCTGATTTCCACCTCATCGCAAGCCATGCAAAGGCCGGTCGCGGCAGAGGCAGCAATGCCATCGACGTGGGCAACCACCTTCGCCTTGTGCTGGGCGATGGCCGTCATCATCGAGCGAGACGCGAACACATCACCGCCTGGGGAGTCGATCCGAAGATGGATCGTCTCCACATCCAGCGCGGCAAGCTCACGCACAAAGGTGGTTTCGTCGATATCGCCCCACCAGCCACCGATCACGCCGTGCAGGTAGATGGTGGCCACGCCGTCGCCAGCTTCGGCGCGCAGCGGCTTGGAGGCGTTCGCGTTGTTACGCGCGAGCTGCAGTAGCTTCGGGATCGGCATCGTCATCAGTCCTATCGGGATCGTTCTTGTTACCGGGCGGCTTGGCCGCCTCGGTGGGCAGGTACAGCGTGTCTCCGCCGGGGATCGGCGGCAGGTTCTTCAGGCGGCGAACCTCGTTGACGTACATCCAGCCTTGGGCGCCTGGCCCGCCGAGCGCCTTGCTGAAGTACTCCGCCTGGGCCTTGGAATCACCGGCCATGAAGCCGTCGACGTTGTGTTCAACGTAGAAGCGCTCGGTCCTGAACAGTTTGCGGTTCAACTCGTCCTTGACCCGCTTCAGGTGGGAACCCAGGGTGTACTTCACGAATCCGATGCCCATGGATTCGATGCCAGTGCCGAAGCTGCTGGCCTTCGTGGTTTCACCGATCATGTGCGGCGGAACGCCGAAGGCACGGGCGATGTCGATCACCTGCCACTGCCGCGATTCCAGCAACTGCTGGTCCACGGCCGACATGGTCAGCTCCTTGACGTCCAGGCCTTCCGTCAGGATCAGGGGAATGCGGCGGTTCCCTTGGATGCCTCCGTACTTTTTCACCCAGGCGTCGCGGAAGCTCTCCTGCATATCCGGCGTCATTTTGTTGGTGGCCGTGATTGCCACCTCCGGCTTGCCGCCCTCGCTGAAGAACTTGCCGGCGTGTTCGTCGCCTTGAATGGCGATGCCGATTCCGTTGCGGGCACCCCACTGAATCACCGACATTGAAGACACGCCGTTGAAGCCGAAGCCCGGGATGTGCAGCACGTCGTCCTGGTCCACCGTGAAATAGCCGAGGGTGTCGTAGAACGTGTACTGCAGCCGGCGTGGTTCCTTGGGGCTGGATCGCTCCTGCTCCAAGATCGTCACCCGATCGCGCGGCCAAGGGATCAGTCCTGTTACCGTGCCGCTGCGGTTGCGGGTGGCGTAGGCGATGCCGTCTCCGCGCAACAGCATCTGGGAGATCAGGAACTCCCAAGCGGTGGATGCGGACCATGCCGGGCCGAATTGCTCGTTCAGGATCCACCAGTAGTCGTGCTTGGCGCGCTGGCGACCGTCTTCCATCCGCTCGAACACCGGCAACGGCAGCTGTGCGATCGAGCCAGCGATCAGGCTCACGCAACTGTAGACGGCTGACACCCGCATCGCGGTCTTGTCGGTCACGACAGCGCCAGATGCAGTCGCGGGGTTGCCGAAGACCTCAAACATCCGAAGATCGGATGAGGCTACGGTGTCCCCCTCAGTCAGCGCGTTTGCGGTTCGAGCCATAGCCCGGACGGCACGGTCTACGCCGATGGCAACGTCCAAGCGGTTGCGTGCAATTTGTGCGCTCATCAGTCCATCACCACGAAGCCCTGTTGAATTTGACCGGTGTCCTGCGCTTGCATCGCGCGGGCCATAGCCATGATCAGCGCGACCGCGCCGTCGATCTTGTTGTCGTTCGATTCCTTACGGGGGTACACATGCTCCTTCGCATCTACCCGCGCCACCACGTTGCCCATCATCCAAGTCAGCGCGGCGTTGCCGTCGTGCCAAAGCTGATGGGACAGGATCAGCGCCTCCACTTCCTTCATCGGCTCGGACAGGTTGCGTACCGATTGGGCCATCTCCACGACCGGCAAGCCTTCTTGGCCAAGCCGCGTCATGACGTAGGTCGCCTGGGTCGGATCGAAGGCGATGTCCTGAATGTCGATCCCGCGCGCGGCCAGCTCTTTCAGCTCTTCCTCGATGAAGGCGTAGTCGGTCATGTTCCCTGGCGTGGCCACCATCAGCCCTTCCAGCACATACAGCTGGTAGCGCTCGTTTTCCTCTACCGCCGCTTCCGGCACGTAGAAGCGCGGGACAACGTAGAAGGAGCCGTCCTTCTCGAACAGCATCACCACCGCGGCAACGTCCAGCTTCGATGCGAGATCGACGCCGACCCAGCAGCGGCAGCCGTCGAAGTCGTCGAGGTCGAACGACCGCTTCTGCCGCTGCCACGCCAGCATGTTCATCCAGGCGAGCTTGGCGCCCACCCAGTCGTTCAGGTGCTTGGTGCGGAAGGCGCTTTGCTTGCTGGCAGACCGTTTGGCCTGAGCCAGCTGCGCCAACAGGAACTCTTCGAAGACCGAAACACCGTAATTGGGGTTGGCCTTGCGCAGGCTCGCCGGATCGTCCCACCGGTCGCCCTCGTCGATGCCGAAGATCATCCCGAAGATGGTTTCGTCGGTGACCTCGCCTTCCAGAATTCGGATCACATCGCGCCGCTTCTCGTAACACGGCCCGCCCAGGTTGGTCCCGGCGGTGGTAATGATCCCCAGCAAGGGCTGCTCACGCGCGCCCATGCCCGTCTGCATGGCATCGACCATGTGGTCGGTGTCGTGCTCGTGGTATTCGTCCACCAGCGCCGCGTGTGGGCTGGAGCCGTCACCCGGCTTGCCGATCATCGGCTCGAACTTCGACATGTCCTCCATGACAAACATGGAGCCGGGGTTCTTCGGGTTGCCCGACTGCTCGATGCCGAAGCGCGCACGCAGCGCGGGCATCCTCTGGACCATCTGCCAGGCCGGCCGGTACACCTCGAAGGCCTGCTTCTCGCTGGTGGCGCCCGAGTAGATCTCCGCACCGGCCTCGCCGTCGGCGGCAAACAGGTAGAGGCCTCGTGCCGCAAGGCGCAGCGACTTGCCGTTCTTTCGGGGGATCTCTTCGTAGGACTCGCGGAACCGGCGCATGCCGGTGGACTTGCGGACCCAGCCGAAGAGATTGCACTCAATGAAGTGCTGCCAGGGCTCATACACCAGGCGCTGCTTTTTCGCCGCCCACTTGCCCTTGGTGTGGGGCATCAGCTCTTGGAACTTGACCGCGCGATCGGCCTTGGCCGCGTCGTACTTGTACGGCCAGTCAGGGCCAGTGCGCTTCAGGTCATCCAGAAACCGCTGGCAAGCAAGGATGATGTACCGTCCGGCCGGAATCTTCCCGGCCACCACGCTGCGTGCGTAGGCCTTGGCAGATTCGCTCGGGGTCATGCATCAGAACTCGTCGAATGGATTGCCCTCCTGGGGCTTCTCGGTCCCGAGCTTCTGGCGATCCGCCGGCGTGAGGCCGAGCCGCGCCAGGCAGCCGATCAGGTGCGAGTACTTGGCCGCCTTGAAGTCAGCGCGGTTCGCGCGGAACTCGGCGAGCAGCGACGCGGCTACCTCCATGACGAAGCGGTCGGCGCTGGTCAACACCCCCGGCAACGAGCACTTGTCCAGTTCCTTCCAGACTTCAACCACGTCATCGGGCAGGTGCCCCGGCGGCTTGCCGAGTGCCTTGCCCGTGGTCGGGGCGACCTTCTTGTAGCGCTGGGGGTTCTTTTTCTCGGCCCCTTTGAGCTTGGCCAGCTCGGCCGGCTGCTTGTGCCTCGCCATCGGCGCCAACCTCGAAATTCAAATTCTGTGGAAATGCGACCAAAAGAGGGGGCGCGTATCGCGAGGCGTTCAGCCTCAACTTTCACCCTCCCCCCCTACCTTGGCGACCTCCGCCGTGGAACGCGTCACGGCCGTTGGGGTTCCACGCCGGCCGCCCGAATCCGCCGTTCTCGCGCGCGGTCTTCGCGCTGTGGCAGGGCCTGCAGAGGGACTGGTGGTTGCCCGGGTCGTTGTTGGCGTCGTCGCCGTCGATGTGGTCTACATCCGTTGCCGCCTTGACCCTGCCCAATGCAGCGCAGCGTCGGCACAGCGGCTCACGCGCCAGGTGGGCGGCCCGCATCTTTCGCCATGCGGCTGAATTGGTCGGCAACGCCCGGCGGGCCTGTCGCCGCCTCACCTGCCGAGCGTCTTCCTTGTAGGGCTTCCAGCCGGTCGGCCGGTGCTGCGCGGGCCTGGTCGGCATCAGTACGGGTTCCCGTCCATGTCGGTGCGCGGCGGCTCTGCCGCGGCTTCGCCGTCCGGCACTGGCACGCCCACCTCTTCGCCCAGCAACAGCACGACCGACTGCGCGAGCAGGCCGATATGTTCAGCCTGCTGAGCGATCTGGCGGCCTTGCTCCACGATAGTCGCCTGCTGCTGAGCGTTCTGGCGTCCCTGCTCCACGATCGTGGCGTGCTGCTGCTCGGCCAACGACAGCAGGCGATCTATGCGCTCGTCCATCAGAACTCCTCGACGGCCCAGCCGCCTCCGTCCCGCTTGGGCTTCACCCGGACCGCAATGAAGCGCATCGGGTACAGCGCGGCAGCCATCCTGATCTTGACCCTGGCATCGTCCATCCAGAAGCCCTTGACCTCGTGCAGCTCCATCACGCCATCAGCGGCTAGCACCGCAAAGTCAGGCGTGTAGAACATGCCGTCGGCCAGGCGCAGCTTGATGCCCTCGAACTTGTGCCACTGGATCTCACCGACGGCCTCTAGCTGGCGCAACCGCTCCGCGTAGGCCGCCTCGGTCTTGTTCATCTGGCCGACCTTGAGCCGGCCAAGCGCCAACATAGCCTCGCCCTGCCCCGCCATCAGCGCGGGCTGCGGCGGCGGACCTGGGCTTTGGCCTTCTTGCTCTTGGGCAGCGGAGGCAGGCGGTCCTGCACTTCAATCAGAACCCCATTGATCGCGGCCAGCTGGCTGGTGAGCGAACTGATCTGCGAGCCGGCAGCGGAATCGACATCCTCGCCGTGCGCTTTGACCGCGGCGAGCTCGCTGCGCACGGCCTCACCTTCCACCTCGAGGGCGCGCAGGCGCTGTGCAAGCCGCTGGGAGAGAGTCGGCCACAGGGTGACGCCGAGTACTTTGATGGTTCTGGACATGGTGATCTCCAAGGATCAGGGGCGCTTGGCGCCGTTGATGGCCGTCTCGACGGCCCGGTATCGGTCTACGGTTTCGTCTCGCTCGGACTGGGCGAGTTCGCAGGCCCGTACAATTCCAGCCGCACCGAGCCGGCGTAGTCGGTCTTGTTCTGCAGCCGCTGCGGCAGCGGCGGCACCATCGGCCAGGCGGCCGGTTTCGCAATTGGCCCAGTGGCCCCGCAGCCGGCCAAGCTCACCATCACGGCCAGCAACAGCAGCCGCGATGCGCTCTTGATAGTCAGCATTGATCTTTTCCTCTCGCTCGTCGGCGGTATCTCCCGCCAGCTGGACGCCTGCTACCTGTTCGTGATCGACCGACCGCGCCACCTGCTCTCCGGCCAAGGCTTCCCGACCGTCGGCCACCTCGGCCTTGGCGGTACTGAGAGCCGCGCGATCGCCGCGCCATGACCAGCCTGCAGCGAACGACAGCCCACAGCACACGACCCATGCGATCAGCAGCCCAGCGACCAAGTGGCCCCGGCTCATGGGGCAAGCTCGGCAACGCACTTGGCATGCCGCTCCAGCTGCCGATCCCACACGCCCCAACACACCTTGTTGGGCTTGCCGTTGATCAACGTCGAGCAGTCGTAGCCACCGGCACGCTTCCACAGCAGCAAGGCGTCACAGGCGGCACGGTAGTTGCCCGCCAGCAGCTGGCGCCGCATGGACGATGTCTGCCAGCTGCCTGTCCCGTACTGGTAAGTGAAGTCCAGATAGAGGTCGTACTCACCCTGCGTGAGGTAAACGCCAGGGAGCGAGGCACGGAATCGCTTTTCCTCGCCGGCGATGTGCGCCTGAGCGGTGTGCAGGGCGCGATCCGGGGTGATTCGATCACCGAGCCGCACCGGCGTCCCATCGGCGTGGAAGGTCGATCCGAAGCCGACCGTGGGGCGGTCGTTCTTGGTGGGGATGACGGCCGTATCGGTATAGCCCTCCCTGGATACGATCGCGACCAAGCCGGCAGCGCTCAGGACCAGAAGCGCCACGAGCGACCGACCTGGTGCGCCACCGGACCGGCTCATGCCTTGGTCGCCTTGGCAGCCTGCCGCCACTCGCGGACCCAGCGCCAAACCAGATAGGTGATCTGGCCGACCAGGTAGACGACCGTCAGGATCACGACCAGACGGTCGAGGTTGACGCCGCCGGCGACGGCCCCGGCCACCGCGACCGGCGGCGTGACCTTTGCCGCAGCACTCGCCGCGGTGCTGATGATTTCGTCCCGCATGGTTGCCCCGTGGATTGTCCGGTTCGGCATATCGCCCCTCCCGGTTTGGTCAATAGGTGCCCGCCCCACTGCCGGCTTGGCGCGAGGGTTAATCCGGCCTGGGAAGCGGGCAAAGAAAAAGCCCCGGCTGTGGCCGGGGCTTGCGTCTGGATAGTGGCAAGAATGCCCGCGTTTCCGATGACCCTTCAAGTCATCGCTATGCAGCGCGCGAAAGCGCCTGACCGAACTGCCGCGCAGCTTCGTTCTCTGCGGCTCGCATCTGGATGAGCATCCACTCATAGACTGGCTGCCAGAACCTGCTGTATGCCGAGCAGTCGGCCCCGATGGCTGTTGCGCGCTTTCGGCCGCTCAGTTGCTCCAGGCCACTCCCGTCGCATGCTTCGCACTCCACGACGCCGGTGCCCTCCGGTGCAGCCTGTGTGCGCAATCCCTCGCATCGCTTGCAGCAGCCGGCAGCGGCCATTTCACCGATCACCGCCACCGCCAGTCCGCCAAGCTGCTCCATGGTGCTGATGGGCCAACACAGCGCGCGCGTGGCCTCCAGCTTTGCCTCAGCGCGCGCGAACTCCCGGCGCTGCATGTCCGTAACCGCATTGCCCGCCCAGCCCATACAGGTTTTGGCGATGCCGTATTCCGTCCGCGCCAGGCTCAGCACCTGCTGGTGTCGGTTGTATTCCGGAGCAACCAGCGCGATGACGGCCTTCCGCAGATGGTCGATGCGCCGCGCCGCACTCTCTGGCCACCACAGGGCCTCCAGCAGCTCACGACCGAGGCCGGCGGGCACCATTCCCAGCGCCGCGGCAATATCCTGCGTTGTCAGGTCCGGCGTGCCGCCACGGCCGGTGTCAAATTTCACGGTTGTTGGCCCCATCCGGCTGGACAGCAGCTCACGTACATTCCCCATGGCCTTTCCCCTTGCGCTCTCGTCGATTGATTTCACGGCGCAGCGCGCGTGCCCGCCGCAGTGCCTGCTGTGCCTCGCGGCGTACGGCTGGGGCGGTCCACGCCCTCGTCCATCGCATCGCGGCTATGTCTTGCTGGATGCTGCTCAGCAGCGCCAGCGCCTTGTCGTCGTAGCGGGTCAGGTCCATCCGTCCAGCTTCTTCCCAGTGCGTCGCACTGATCGCGACGCGCTTACCTATTGGCCCCAATCCCAGGAAGCAGGCAGGTACTCAACCCGTCCGCCCCGCTTCCGGTACTCCTCATATGTCTCGAAGACCGGCTTGGCCGTTGGAGCCGCCCGGACAGGCTTGGGGATCATTGCGGCCCGCAGCCCAACCGTCGCACCGCGCGCAGCCCTTGCCCTCTCCACGCGACGGCGGTTCTTTGCCTTGGTGCGCTCTGCCCTCTGCGAGTCGGTCAGCCGGGGCCGAGTCATCGCCGTGCCGCTCCTGCGGAACCTCGCGTCTTCACGCTCGCCAGTCCTAAGCAGGTAGCCCCGCGCGACCAGGTAGCGCAGCGTGCTGTTGATCCCGTCCTTGGCTTTGTCCGTGTCCATGCCATCGGCTGCCAACTTCTCGTACAGCCCCGTATAGCTCAGCCCTTCGGTCGGGGCCTGCTCGAACGCCGCGCGAACCTGTTCGGCGCATGTCTTCTTGCTCTCACTCACGCGGCTGCCCTCAGCTCGATGATGTATGTCTGTTGTTCAATCAGTTCGTCGTCGCTGCCATACGTCTCGTGGAAGGTCCGCGAGCCGTCCATCAGGCTCGGGCCCCACGTCTCCCGCATCTCGGCGAAGGTCTTGCCCTGCATCGGATGGCGGCGGTGGTGCCACACGCACAGGGCGTACCCGAAGGCGTGCCCCCGGCGCTTGTTCCCGCTCTTGGCGTGGTTGTAGTCGCAGCCGTAGACCACCTGTGCGGCGGCGAGCAGACCCCGCGCTACCAGCGACAGGCATGCCATGCACGGGCCTACCTTGGCGGCCTCAATGCGCGCTCCCTCTGCGGCGGTCGGCGGCGGCGCCTTAGACCACATCAGGAATTCACTCCGACGCGAACAACGCCTAATATCGGAGTCTCGACAACAGATGAGCCGCCATGGATAAGGCAAGTAGCTACTGCCCCATTTTTCTCAAGTGGCCATGTCTCCAGACGAGCGAATGGGCGGCCTGGGCGCAAGTTTCGGTTGCCGTCGCTATCGGTTTCGCAGCGATCTACGTCCCTTGGCAGATGAGCCGAAATCAAGCAAGGCGGCGGATCTCCTCGATCCTCACGCTCTGCTCGATAACGAATTTTCAGTTCCTGCAAGCCTCTGACGCAGCCATACGCAGGATGTCGGATCCGCTGTACTACAAGTACTTCCGAGATGCAGGCACGGACATGCTCCAAGCGATTCGCCTGATACCGACACACGAGCTCTTGGAGTGGGAGGTCATGCAGGTTCGTATATATCTGGAAATCCGCTGCGTTGAGTTCATGACCCACGCAGACCGCTGGCATCACAGCTCCGTGGGGTTCTCTGAATTGCCCGAAACCGCGCACGAAGAGGTTCTTCGACTCCAGGACCTCCTTCGAACCAGCCTCCGCGAAATCGCGCAGTTGATGCGAAAACACCAGTCGCTGCCTGCAAAACTGTCGCGGAAGTTTCGCTTGAGATTTGGCACTTGGTGAGCCAAGAGCCTTAATAGTGCACATCATGCGCGCGCCAACTCATGGTCTCGCGGGACCGTGAACCCTGCAGCGCGCGCATGCCCGCCACCGCCATACAGCTTGGCGACCTCGCTCACGTCCACGCCCTGATCGGTCGAGCGCAGGCTGAAGACCCGGCCGGCGTCCTTGTCGTAGTAGCAGGCCGCGAACGGCTTGCCCTTCGCCATCAGATGGCCGGCGTCGCTGGCCAGGGTGTACGGCAGGCTGGCCACCGGCACCTCGTAGTGCCCGATCACCATCTGGCGCTTCGCCACCTTCACCAGCTCGGCCACGTCCTTGTGGTGCTTGCGCTCGATCGCCACGCCCTGGGCACGCAGCGTCTCCATCGGCGTCTCCATCAGCAGGTCCCACACGTCGAACTCGTAGGGGTAGCTGAAGACCGCCGCCTGGATCTCGCGCGTGCCCGGCAGCGCGAAGCGCCACAGGTCCCGGTCTTCCACGTGGTCGATCAGCTCAGGCCGTGGTGCGCCGGGGTGGAAGAAGTCCCACGCGATGCCCGCGCCGCTGCGATCCATGTCGAACAGCGCGTAGATCATTGCCTTGCGGATGCCCTCGCACTTGTCCTGCTCGACCCAGCCTTGGAACAGGCTCCAGGTCGCGCAGCCATAGACGCGAACGACCGTCAGCTGATCGTCGGCGGTCAGCGGATTGGTTGGCAGGTCCGCCTCGGCGCTTTTGTGGTGATCCAGTACCAGGATCGACCGGGCTACCAGTTGCAGGTCCAGCATCACGTGCGGCGGGTAGCAGAAGTCCACCAACACAAGGTCGCGGCCTTCGACCGGCGGCGGCGGGGCACCGTGGACGGCCGCGTGGAAGTCGCATTCCATCGCCTGGCGCACGGCCCATGCCGCGGTGAAACCGTCGGCGCAGTTGGCGTGGTAGATGACCAGTGGTTTCATCGGGCTGTTGCTCCTGTATGTGTGGTGTTGCGGCGGCGGCTCGCCGGCGCGGATCGGCATTGGCGGGCCAGCGCTTCAAGCCGCAGCGCCTCTCCCAGGTAGTAGTCGTGGCGCTCTTGGCGCTCGGTCGCGGTGAACTGCACGTCGATCAGCGCCGTCGCGGCCGCAACACGGTTGGCCTCGGCCAGCCGCGCGGGGTCGTGTTCGAAGATGTCCAGCTGGGTCCGCAGCGCGCGCATCAAGCAGCCTCCGCAGCGGCAGCCATGTTCAGCTCGCGGGCGATCTCGGCCATGTGCTGCTGCACCTGCTCACGGCTGGCCGGGACCTGCACGCGGACCTCGTGCTCAATCTCGGCCGCCGGCGCCTCCGGCAGTGCCCCGCCTCGCATCACGTGCTCGCGGGCTTGGTCGTACGCTTCCCGCAACAGGCGGTCGGCCATGTCCGAGCTCGCCAGCCGGTAGCGATGGCCATCGAGGTACTGCCAGACCAGCCGGGTGAAGCCGTCCCGCTTGCCAGCATCGGCACGCACCGCAGCGAAGGCCGGCACGCCCAGGCAACGCAGGCGAAATTCAGGGAGCGTAGGGGGCCAGGGATCCGCGCAGGTGATGCAACCACCGATGCCAGCGGCCAGCTGCTCGCCGGTTAGCCCAGCCAAGCCCTTTGCCCAAGTCAGCGCCGCGCCCGTATTGGGGTTGTCGCCATAGCCGGCCGTCCACTTCGGGCCGTAGATCTCAGCCATGCGGACCCAGAGGGTGCGCGTCACCGTCGATGAAAGGGCCGCGCTCGGCATCGGCGCGCTCGCCGTCGAGAGCAAGGCGCATGACGCGTTCGGCAGGAGATTCGCGACGGATTGCATGGGGGCCTCCAGTGGGACGGTTGGTGGTGGTCAGCTCGCGTTCGAGCCAGGCAGCTTCAAAGCCCTGCCAGTTGCGGTTGCAGCACTTGCGGAGGCAGTCATCGACGCCGAAGCCCAAGGCAGCGGCCTGGTGAAGCTCGGCGCCGAAGCTCTCCAGCACGGTCGGTGTGACTGGGGCGCGGCGGTTGCGGCGAAGCTGCAGCCAGTCGGCCAGGACTTGGGGGGACGGCGGGGTGGGCCAGGTCGAGAAATCCAGATCCGCCGGGTGGGCGGTCGGCGCGCTTGCGCGCTTCTTTCTGCTCTTAGGTTCTCTTCCTGGTTCTCTTCCTGGTTCCTGTGCACGTCGTTCACCACCCCCGTGAACGTCATTCACTACCCCGTGCACCTCGTTCACTACCGGGTGGTGAACGTCATTCACCACCAGATACGGATCGTGCTCGGGAACCTTCGGCTCAGCCTGGATGCCAAAGTGGAAGTTCAGCCGGTACTGATTCGGCAGCCGACGGTTGTCTTTTGCGCGCGGCAGGACGCTGATGTAACCGGCCTCGGCGAGCTTGCTGATCTGGTCGATCACCGAACGGCGGGTCAGGCCGCAATCGTCTGCCAGCGTGTCGTGGCTCGGCCTGCACTGCCCGGTGTCCTTGTTGTGGCGCTCGGCCAACATCAGCAGCACCAGCTTCTGTGTGCTGGTGACGCGCTGGCGAGCAGCCCATGCGAAGGCTTCAAAGCTCATGTCAGACCGCCAGCACGAAGTTCTGGCCGAGGGCTACCGGCCACCAGGTGCATGCGCTGCGGCCACTTACCTCGCACGGCTTCTTCGGGCCGCGCCACACCAGCCCGGCTTCTTCCAGCTCCGGCAGGCGGCGGGCGAGCATGTAGCGATCGAGCACGGTCCGCTGGGCCAGCTCGTTACTGGTGAGGCCAGGCGCTTGCTTGACCGCGGTGAGGGCAACAGCCTGCTGATCGAGCTGCACACCGCTCGCAACAATGTGGCGAGCAGCCTCGTGGCTGGTGCCGGGGTCGCATGCACGTGCCGGATGATTCATCGGGACGCCCTCCCCTTGCCGGCAGCGCGCGCCACATTGCGCTCCAGGCGGTGGGCCATCGTGCGCAGCGCGCGAGCCTCGCTCACCATCAGCGCGGCTTCGTTGCTGTCGATATGCCGATCGCCAATCGCATCAACGGCGGTTCCGGTGAGGCGGCCGACTCGCGTGGTGATCTCCAACAGCTTCAGCTGCACCGCGGCGATCTCGTCGGGCCAGCCGCCTTCCGGCGCCGGCGGCACCAGGTCAACAGCCATGCCGAACTGCCCGGCCAGTGCCTGCATCCACTCAAGTGCGTACTCACTGCCGCCGGCCTTCTGCTGCATCCACTCGGTCAGCAGCTCGGCAATTTCGATGGTCACCGACTCACCCTCCGTGCCGTTGAGCTTCGCTCGCAGCGTCTCCGGGTGCATGGACTTGCCGCGGCGGTCGGTCAGCCACTTGGCAGCCTCGATCACACCGCCCGGCGTCTTGCGCACGGCGTTGTAGAGGCAGTCGAGCCAGTTAATCGAGGAAGTACGGCAGGTCATGGTTCACCTTGGGATGACGGGTGTTTCAAGGTTTCGAGCTGGCCCGTCATGGCGCACGATCTGCGTCATGGACGAATTCAATTCAGGGACGATGGCCAGGGAAGGCCAATCAGGCGGCGTGGACGCCGAGGTCGATACGGTCAGCGTCCGGGTCGTCCGGCACCGAGGCGGACGGCGGCGGCTGTTCCTGCACACCGAGCAGCTGCAGCACCTGCGGCAAGGCCGGAACGCGGTCATCTTCTGGCCAGGCTTCAACCTCAGCCGTCGGCAGCTTCAACACTTTGGCCAGATGCGCGTCGGTCTTGAGGCCCAGCTTCGCCCTCAGCGCGCGCTTGCTCATTCGGGTATCGACGAGGGACGCGACGGCCTGCCGAACAGACTTGATCGGCATGGCTTCGAAGGCCTCCGGACGCAGCAAGGCCAAAAACTGCCGGCGAGCCGACGGAATGCCGCTGGAGCGCCATTCGCTGACGGAGGGAGGCTTGATCTGGCAGATGCGCGCAACTTCTGTAGTTCCGCCAAGGCGGTCGATGATCTCGGAGTCGGTGGGCTTGTCCATGCAACAAAGATTAGGACTAGCTAATGGTCAAGTCAATAGCCAGTCCTAACCCAACTATCGTTAGCCTTGCCTAATGAGCACACTCGCCGAAAGATTGACCGTCGCGATCGCGAACGCTGGAATTACCAAGGCCGAATTGGCCCGACGCGTTGGGATCAGCGCGCCCAGCGTGAACGGATGGTTCACTGGGAAAGCAAAATTCCTTCGGGGCGAAAACCTTCTCGCGGCAGCCCGAGCCCTGTCAGTAGACGAGGACTGGTTGGCCACAGGCAAAGGCTCTTCCGTTCGGGGCTTCCATGTGGCCGAACAAGCTGCCGACTATCAGGTCTCACCAATCTTAGAGACTGAGACCCGCCCGGGCTATGTTCGCTTCGACGTTTTCGAAGGGGGCGCAGGGATGGGTGCAGGATTGGTGAACCAGGACTACCCCGAGGTGGTGCAGACGATCGAGGTGGCCGAGTGGGAGGTTCGCCGGAAGCTAGGATACCTGCCAAAGCCGGGCCGGATCCAACTGATCACGGGCCGTGGCCCGTCGATGAAACCCAAGCTCGAAGATGGCGATATCATTTGGATCGACACAAGCTGCAACTACTTTGACGGCGACGACTACTACCTGATCAACATAGGTGGAGAGACCCAGATCAAAATGCTGCAGAAGCGAGGTGACGGCCTATACGTAGTGAGCATCAACCCGGACTTCCCGACCTACAAGTCTGACGAAGGCGAAGTGAACATCATGGGCAAAGCATTGATCCATGCGGGACTGCGCCGCTTCTAACAGCGGCGCCCCATCTTCGGGAAGACATAAAAAAACCCCGCCGAAGCGGGGTTTTTGTTATCGGCTTCTGCCTTTCGTCTTGACGGATTCAGCCTCTTGGGCGGCCGCGGCCGCGGCAGCCGAGGCAGTAACGTGCTCGGCAACCAGCTCCTTCACTGCGCCTTTCATGATGCCCGGACCAGCAAAGGTGAGCACCGCCCAACTTGCAAGAACAATGAGAACTGCAGTGCTCCCCATAGTGACCAGCATGTTGTTGGTAGTGGGCATGTGGGAGAGGCGCTCTTTGATACCTGCGAGATCAATTTCGACCGTGCGCAGGCGACCATCAATTTCATTCAATTTATCCATATCCATCTCCGGCGGTCGGCCACCTACCACAATGCTAGTGAGCTCTGTCGGCTGCCCACCAATGCCATGGGTGACTCTGACTTTCCGAACACCTGCTACGGTAACCCCTACTACAGCGTTCAGCGTGAACGACGAGTAAGAGTCAACCGATACCAACGCTCCGTGGTCTAGATCCATTGGATCAGACCGGGTCGATGTGGGGAGCCGCCATGCCGATCAGATCCTGCCCCATTTTAAAGGCGATCTCTGGCGTCACTACGAGCGTCAGCAGGTCTTCGCGGAAGATTTGGACATTTATGGGGTGAGCTTTGGTCATGTCTGCCGTGCTCGGATCGCCAGGCACCGAGTCGTAGACTTCAGTGAGGGCGGGAATCGCGTCCCTGAAAAAGGTAAGTCGAAAAAAACCGTCGGCGAGTGGGCCTGTGGTGGCAACGCCGTTGACGAATTCAGTCCGGTAATCGCGGACACGCTCATGCCGTACCGAAATGGTCGGCACTACGTTTTCATTGCTCATACAAGCTATCCCCTGTTACGCCCATCCTGGGCCGAACGCATGATACGGCGCAGCCGGCTTCAGAGTCATTAGTAGAAATACGAACTGTGTGTCCCACCTCCAAATCGCCTAACGATTCAATGAACGAATCAATGAACGAAATCATTTTCGTTCATCCAAAGCCGGTTAAAGTTAGCCACTCCTATTGACTGGCTGATTAGCTTCTCCTAACCTAACTCCGTCGCCCCAGTAACAGCCCATCCGGGCCGGGGCTCGGAGTCCTCCATGGCTTTCGCTGCCTTCACCGCTTCCGGTCCCGTCACGGTCAAAGCCGTGCACGCCACCGATACCGTCGCCATCTCCTTCGGCACCGTCGAGATCAACCTCTCGCCCGCCGAATGGGCCGAGCTCGCCATGAAGGGCTCCAGCGCCGCGCTCGAACTGCGCGCCAACCACATCCGCACCGGCATGCGCATCGGCGCCCTGCAGCTCGGCAACGCCGACCTGGTGGAGGTGCAGGCATGAGCGCGTCCCCTGCGATCCAGCAACTGCGCAGCAACCTCGCATGGTGGATTCGCCTGGAGCGAGGCGCATCACGCCGGGCGCGCCACTTCGAGCGCCGCGCGAACAACCCAGCAAACCCGAACCGCGCCGCCTCGGCGCGCGTGGCGGCTGGCTACCAAATCGATGCAGCAAAGGACCGGCGCCGTATCGAAGAGCTGCGCAACACGCTGGCTCGACTCGAAGGCGGTGCCGAATGAGCGTCACGACCACCGAGCAGTTCTACCGCGCCCAGTCCGTCCGCCGGCAGGCCATCGCCTGCGGCTGGGATTCCCGCGCCGCCGTCGGCCAGCTGGTCCGCGCCGGGTACTCGAAGGATGTCCAGAACCGCCTGGCAGCGCGCGCCCTCGCTGCCCGTCCTGCGCCGGGAGGCGACGCGGCATGAGTGCGATCGACTTCGCCTTCGGCCTGATCGTCGGCTTCGTCGCCGGTGCCCTCGTGGCCACCGCCTGGCTGCAGCGCCGCGAGGAAGAGCACTTCGCTGCCCTGATGGAGCAGATCCGATGCGCAGGCTGATCCGCCACTGGCGTGCCGGTGGCCTGGTGCTGCTCGGCGCCCTGCTCGCGACCATCGCCTTCGCCATGGCCTGGCAAGGCATCCAGGACACCGGCGTCTACCTGCTCATGGGCGCCCTGCTCTGCGCCACCCAGGTGCCCGACGCGTGGAGGCGCGGCCGCGATGGCTGACCCGACCGTGGCCTCCACCGTGCGCGCCATGCGCCGCGCCGGCGCCGCCGGCGAGCCAGTGCCCGCCGAGGTTGCCGCTGCCTGGGCGAAGGCCCTCATGGAGCAGCTGTATGGCATGCAGAAGCCAGTTCGCTACGAGTGTCGGCGCCGCGGCACCAACGATCCATGGGAAGAGGCCGAGCCGGGCGACGTGACGCACCCGAGCCGCCGCAACCTGGTGATCCGCGCGCTCTACCTGCACCCGCCGGTCGGAAAGCAGCAGCACCGCTGGCCGCCCGGAAGTAACGGTGACGGCAGGTGTCTGGACTGCGACGAAGCCGAGTGGCTCGCAGGGCCGGACTGCCGGCCGCACGCCCCGCTCCGCGACCACCGCTCCTCCATGCCCTTCCGCATCACCTGGCTGATCGAGCCGCTCGAAAAGCTCCAGTACCTGACCAAGTTCCTCAGCCCGCTCGAACGCGCCAAGTGGCGCAACGAAACCACCTACCTCATCGACCGCATCAAAGACCACGAGAAGGGAAGCCAGCCATGATGACCGACAAGCACAAAGCGCCATCTGTGGCGCACAAAGCCCTCAGTTCCGGAGGTAACGCGACATCCGTGTCGCGTTGCGCGCTGGCCCAGCACCTCGCCGCAACTGGCGAGCAGCAGGTTGGCGAGGTGCAGGGGGATGGCTTGCACATCAGCGGCGAAGACCGCGCGGTACTTCAGCGGATCCAGGATGCCTTGCCGACGGTGGGCCTCAACGGGTGGACGAAAGGTGTGGAGGTTCTAGAACGTCTGTTGCGCGACTCTCTTGCCGCCCGCCAGCCGGGGTGGAATGCCGAACAGCTCGACCGTGCCCTTGGCGAAACGATCGATCAGCGCGACCGCTACCACGAAGTGGCTGACGACTTGGCGTCCCACATCGAGCGCATCACCGGCGTGGAGATCGGGGAGCACAGCAGCGACAACTGCCCGTGGCAGAACGCGATGGAAGCGGCTGAATGCTACTCGCCCGCGCAGGGCATCGACCTGGGCCCGTTGCGGCGCCTGTACCAGGCATACGTGCGGCTACTGGAATCGGGCCGCGACCGCATCCTCGACTTCGGTGGAACCTGCGACCCGGTGGATGTAATGGAGCGCACCGACGTGAACCTGATTGAGCCGCGCAACCTGTTGCGCCAGCGCGATGCAGCGCCGGGGGTGGGCAATGGCTGACACCAGCCAGTCCGCAGCGCTATCCCTAGCCGCGAGGCAACGCACCAATGTGGATTTCGGCAGCGGCAACGCCGAGCTGGAGCGCGTCACCCTTACTCAGAATTCGACCGGCCTTCTTCAAGGGAACCGGTTCCCCATCGACCGTGACGCTGTAATCGAAGAGCCCTGCTCCGACCTCCGTAACCAGCACGACGAAATTGTGCCCGGAAAGAGTTCCGCGAAGGGTACGGCGCGAGGGGGTGTCTGTCATCGAGACGATTTGATGAATTGGCGGCAGCACTTTACCCGCTCGCCCCGCCGCTTGGAAGACAGCACGGTCGACCGGGCGAGCAGCCCGCCCACCACCCTGGCCACCGTCAAGCCGCCGCGTGACCGGCGCACCAGGCTGCGGGAGGACGTCTGATGCGATACCTATCCCTCTTCTCGGGCATGGAAGCCGCGCACCTGTCCTGGGCACCGCTCGGCTGGGAATGCGTTGCCGTGGCCGAGATCGATCCCGCCGCGTGCGCCTTGCTCCGTCACCGCCTCCCCGAAGCGCCGAATCTCGGCAGCGTCTCCGATATCACCGACGAACAGATCAAGGCACTCGGCGCCATCGACGTCGTGATCGGCGGCAGCCCCTGCCAGGACCTGTCCGTCGCTGGACGCCGCGCTGGCCTCGGCGGCGCGCGGTCCAGCCTGTTCCATCAGCAAATGAGGATCTTCAATGCAGCTCGACATTTTTGCGGGGCACGCTGGCTCGTCTGGGAGAACGTCCCAGGCGCCTTCAGCAGCAACCAGGGGCGAGACTTTGCTGTCGTGGTTGGTGCAATGGCAGGATCCGAGCTCCCTGTCCCCGCAGGTGGGTGGGGATCCGAAGGCGTTGCGCTGGGTGACAACGGCCTCGTCGAATGGGCCGTGCTTGACGCGCAGTGGTTCGGAGTGGCGCAGCGGCGCCGTCGCGTGTTCGCTGTCCTCGATACTGGAAACTGGTCCGATCGACCCCCGGTACTTCTTGAGCCCGACCGCATGCGCGGGGATTCTGCGCCGCGCCGACGGCAGGGGGAAAGACCTGCCCCAACCCTTACGGCAGGCGCTGGAAGCAGTCACGGGCCTGGCATCCGCGCCGAAGTCGATGGCGGGACGGGCCTCATCCAGCAAGTCGCCGGCACGCTCTCGGCAAACCCTAAAGCGGCCGGCAGCGCCACGCAACAGGACGCGCACGCCGGTCTCCTGATCCCCGCCGTAGCTCACACCCTGCGGGCCGATGGGGTTGACGCCAGCGAGGACGGAACCGGTCGAGGAACCCCACTGGTTCCAGTGGTCGCATTTGCCCAGAACCAGCGTGACGAAGTGCGCGAGGTGACCGTAGCGGGAGCTCTCGCCGCGCAGCCTGGAATGAAGCAAACGACCTACCTGGCGTTTGGCTGCAAGGACAGCGATCCAACCAGGAGCGTAAGCGAAGACGTGTCCCCGACACTTCGCGCAATGGGCCACGTCGGCAGCCACGCGAATGCCGGCGGCCAGGTCGCAGTTGCGTACACCACCAAGCTCCACAACACATCCAGCAACAACGCCGGAAAGGTGTTTGAAGAGCGCACGACATGCCTGGACGCCAACAGCCCAGCCCCTGCCCTCCTGACCCCCACTCAAGTTCGACGACTTACGCCGATCGAGTGCGAGCGCCTGCAAGGCGCGCCGGACAATTGGACTCTGGTGTTGAACCCAAAGGGCAAGCCGATGGCCGACGGCCCTCGCTACAAGATCCTCGGCAACAGCTTCGCCGTGCCCGTTATCAGGTGGATTGGAACCCGTATTGACGCGGCCACTCAGGCCGCTCTGGAGAAGGCAGCATGACCCAGCGACATATCAGCCACCCCGAAGGGCTACCGGACTGCGCCGCCGGGCACCGCGCGCGCCACATCCACGACCTGCGCAGCATCGCCGCCGGCGGCGGCCACTTCGTCGAGTGCAAATGCCGGATGACCAGCAAGCACGCCGAGCCGGATGCGGCCCTCTCTGAGTGGCGCCGCATCAACCGCCCCGCCCGCTGCGCACGAAAGGTGCTCCCCACGATCGCGGCGCCGGCGGACAACGTTATCCAGATGCGCCTACCGATGCCGGGCGAAGGACGGGTGGCCAGTGGCTGACATGTTCCTATCGCGCGATGAGATCGTCACCCTGTGCCGCACGCCACAGCGCGCGCGCCAAGCTGCCTTTCTTCGCAAGAACGGGATCAAGCACTACCTGGACGCGCACGACTGGCCTGTCGTGCTGCGCTCCAGCGTTGAAGGAACGAGCGCGAGCGCCAAGCAGGCGCTGACATGGACCCCGAGCAAGGTTGCATAAATGGGAAGGAAGCCGAGCAAGCCGGGGGCCATCCCCCGGTTCCGCGCACGCCGGCAGAAGTCCGGCGTGGTGCACTACTACTACGATCACGGCGGGAGGCCCCGGAAGGAGACGCCGCTGGGCAGCGACTACGGTGTGGCGATCAAGAAGTGGGCCGAGTTCGAACATGCCAACACGATCCCAGCCGCCGCGGTCGTCACCTTCCGCCATGTGGCCCAGCGCTACCAGGCCGAGGTCGTGCCGACCAAGGCAGTGACAACCCAACGCCTCAACAACCGCTGCATCACTGCACTGCTGAGCTTCTTCGACGCGCCGCCGGCGCCGTTCGAGGCGATCCGACCGATCAACATCCGGCAGTACCTGGACTGGCGCCCTTCCAAGGTGATCGCCAACCGGGAGGTCTCCCTGTTCTCGCACATGTGGAACTGGGCGCGCGGCAAAGGCGTCACCGACCTCCCCAATCCGTGCGAGGGCATCCGGCGGAACAAGGAATCTGGCCGCGGCGTGTACGTGGAGGACGAGGTGTTCCAGGCGGTCTACCGCCACGCCGACGCCTCACTGCGCGACGCCATGGACCTTGCATACCTGACCGGCCAGCGCGTCGGCGACGTCTGGTCCATGGATATGCGCCAGATCACCCCTCGCGGCTTGGCCATCACGCAGGCCAAGTCCACCAACAAGGTGATCATGGAGATCACAGGCGAGCTCGCGGCATTGCTGGAGCGGATCGCAAAGCGGAAAAGCGAGAAGCTACCCGACGGCAGATCCAAGCCATACAGCACCCGCTTGATCGTGGACGACAGCGGCCTGGCGCTCGGCCGCGCAGCGCTGCGCTACCGGTTTGACAAGGCGCGCGATGACGCCGGCATTGTAAAGGGGGAGTTTCAGTTCCGGGACCTGCGCGCGAAGGCAGGAACGGACAAGGCCGATTCGGCAAATGACATTCGCGAAGCGCAGGCCCAGCTGGGCCACTCATCGGTCACGACAACCGAGATCTACGTGCGAAAGAAGAGGGGCTCAAAAGCCACGCCTACACGCTGACCTTAATGGCAGCAAAGCGGCTGGCCGAGGCGTTACGGTAACGTCAGGCAAGCGTGATCGACAGGGGCCAGGAGCTGCGCGACCATCAGGGTTCGCCAAATGGGGTCATTCGAATGCAGATCAAACCCGACAACACAATCACTGTGGACGGCGCAGTGATTCGCGGCCCCGAGTCGATGCGGGCTCGGATCGAAGCTGCTCTAGAGGCACTGTCCATGGCAGGAGAGCCAAGATCGTCCCCTTCCGGAATCAGCACGTACAGGGATTGCGACCCTCACCCGGACGAGTGGACGTTTCACGCCGAAACGGCCTCGCAAGCAGCTCAGCTGAAGGCTTGGATCGACACCCACGCCTGACCTGAGCATAGAAATTGCGGAGCGGTGCGGATATTGCGGAGCGGCCAAAATCCCCCGAAGCCTTGGGAGATATGGAGCGGGTGAAGGGAATCGAACCCTCGTCAGTAGCTTGGGAAGCTACAGCTCTACCATTGAGCTACACCCGCAAGGCGCGGCGTAAGTCTATTCGGGCGGGGGTATGAAAGGCAACGGGCGGCACTGGGCCGCCCGTTGTTTCTCGCTTTCCGCTGCCGTGCACGGCGCCCGCGAACGGGCGCTGCGCACGTCGGGTCAGAAGCTGGCGCCGAAGCTGGCGAACAGCGACACGTCACGCGCGCGCTTCTGCATCGTGGTGGTGCTCATGCCGATATTGCTGCTCAGGCCCCACAGGTTCAGGCGCGCACCCAGCACGGCGGTGGCGTAGTCACGGTCGAACTCCAGGCCCGGCACCTTGTACATGCCCACGTCCGGCATGGTCTGCAGCCAGGCGCTGGCCTGCTTGCTGTCCTCGAACTCGTGGTCGTAGGTGACCTGCACGTACGGCTTGACGTTGCCGCCATC